CCTGACAGTCCGAAGACACTTAAGGAGGCCGTGCAGACTACGGGAGACTTCACGCTGGCTGCAGACAAGTACTTCTATAAGATAGGTATTGTCAAGGACAATGGCAAGATTGAAGTGGAGAATCAGGGTACGGACGGATGTAAGACGTTCCTCAATAAGACGACCTTTGCCATTCCCGGTACAGAGGAAGAGGCATCCGGCTTCATCGATCAGGCAAACAACGACGAGCTTATCATCCTCGTTCCTCAGCGCAACGGTAAATGCCGCATCATCGGTTCGGAGGACTTCTCTCCTGAGTTGTCGCTGAAACAGGACACGGGAGCTGCGGCAACTGACTCTAATACGACAACAGTAGAGGCATCGGCCACCGACTTCCATCCGGCTCCGTTCTATACGGGTAAGATCCACACCGCTGATGGAGACATCGACGGCGCAACATGTAAGCTCTCAGCAGCTGCAGCAGAGAAGCCAAACCCATAACAGCTAAGGAGAAGATTGAATCAGGATAACAAGAAAACATTTCTTCTCATATAATATATAGGTGCGGGGCGGTCCTCACGTGTGATCGTGAGACCGCCCCCTTTTCGATAAAATTAAAAACATGACAATATGCCAATAGACAATACCATCACTAAGAGACTGAATGAATTTTTGGCGAAGACGGACCGGACTTCCGAGGATGTCATAGGCGGCGCAACGCTCCTCTTGCAACTCAACCGTAACAGACAACTGTTTCAGACGGTAATGACCAATCCAAAACATTTTGAGTCAACGGTCGTCTATGAGTTGAAGAAATTCGTTCCTATCCGTCAGCGTGGCCAGACGCTCGAGGATGTGCAAAACGATGCCAAGCAGCTGCTCGGCGAGTTGAAGACTGCCGTAAACGAAGAGCCGGCAGAAAATGACAGCAAGGACGACAGTGAAAAGGATCTCCCCATGCACGGAGGGAAACGCCCGGATCATGACAGCCTGCCTGACAACATCAAGGCAATATGGCCGCAGAACGCTGAGAGATGGAAGAAAATCAAGAGCCTCTATAATACATGCCTCGGCATAACTGAGCCGTGTGATCTTGCGGAGTCTCTCAATACGCTCAAAGAGACCTGGTATAAATACAAGTCTGAGTTTGCCAGATATGACGATTTCATCTTGGAAAACAACGATGAAACCGTAGAAAATGGAGAGGATCCGGCTGAATCGGCCAAGGCCGTTACCAATGCGCGCAGCTACCTGAGCAAGATGGTCAAGGATGACAAGCTGCTCAACATGAAGAAAGCATCTCTCGCAGATGGAGCAGACGAAAAGGCTATCAATGCTTATCATAGCAGCTTGCAGAATACGCAGGACAGAGTGCAGCTGCTGCTCGATAAGGGTGAGGTCATCGGCGATGATTTACGAGCGAAGCTTGCCGAAGCCGGTGTTGTTTTCCCGGAGGGCGAACCGTCTGAGACGGTTGACCCTTCGGAAAATGCCGATTCCACCGATGATAAGGATATAGACAATGAGCAGGGGCAGGAGAATTGATGACATATTGCAGCCGCTCACGCGCCAGTCGCACCAGTACTTCCTCGGTAACGGACTTCACACGCTCGGCCTGCTCGGATGGATTCTCTCGCAGACAGGAAGAGCCGACGTTTGGGTTAGCACGTTCTCAACGTCGGACGCTTTCTGCTCCGGCTTTCTCAATCTGAGAAAGAAAGAGCTGATAGGGAAGGCCACGCTCGTGGCTGACCTGAAGGCATCGAAGAAGACCATACAGCTGGCCAAGCTGATGAGCAGCTGCTTCGAGAACGTCTATCTCGCGCAGAACCATTCAAAGATAGTCCTGGTGCAAAACGACAGATGGACGGTATCTGTAATCTCATCGCAGAACCAGACCTATGGCGACCGTGCCGAGTGTACCATGGTAACGACATCGCAACAGGCATTTCTTGACCTATACACAGGACTCGACAGAATCATAAAAAAATCAATAGACCTCAATGGATTATTCGAAAGAGTTGCTTCAAGGGATAGAGGAAGAGGCAAAGAGATTGATGACCCCCTCGGAGATCTCCGCCCTTTTGGGTATTGATGAGTCGGAATTCATCGATGACATCAATACCATGGGGCATCCCGCTCGTATCGCCTTCTTCCATGGCGTGGCCACCACGGCCAGGGAGATACGTGAGGATATCAGGGATGCGGCACGCGCAGGGTCGCCATTCTCTGTCTCCGAGTGCCTGAGCCTGATGGAACGGCAGCTCTCTTCCGTGACAATGATATAGACATGAGCTTACCAATAAATATAGATGAGTATTCCAAGCTCGTTGTCCTCGACGACAACGAGCTGCAGCAACAGAATGTGGCCGTTTCCGTCCGGGAACGGCTGCAACGGCTGCGTGGTATCTACGCCTACTGGCTTCAGTTCCCGTCGAAATTCGACAAAGAAATTGTAGATTACGACATGAAGAAGTTCAAGGTGGGCAGGGCTCAGGCCTACGATGACCTGCATCTCACCCAGATACTCATGGGTAACCTGCAGCAGGCATCCAAGGAATTCATGCGGTGGAAGATAAACCGTGACCTTGAAGAGGATCTCAGGCTGGCAAGACAGCGCGGAGACATGCGCGCCGCGGCCTCGATAGAGAAAAACCGTATCATGAACAACCGCACCGATAAAGACGATGAGCCGGAGCTGGAGTTTGATAAGATTGTGCCGCAGCAGTTCGAGATGACCGATGACCCGACGGTCATCGGCATACAGAAGGTTCCCGGACTGCGCGACCGCATACGGAAGTTGGAGAAGAAATATGGTGACACGAAGATTGAGGATGCTGACTACGAGGAGATAAAGGAAGAGCACGATGGAAACGGAACAGATTCATAGGGAATATTTCAACGACCCGCAGCTCTACTCCCTTGCCATGAACACACGCGACGAGGTGATCGTCGCAGGGCGTGGTATGGGTAAGGGAGCTATACAGGCGGGCCGTCTGATGACGTGCTTTCAGGGTATGCCTGGTTCCATGGGCGGTTTCGTGTCGCCGTCGGTCAAGAGGTGCCTGACCAACATTCTTCCATCGATGCTCATCCATTTGGAACGATGGGGATTCAAACGCGACCTTCACTATGTCGTCGGCAAACGTCCATGGAAGGCCCTGCACTGGAAATCGCCCATCTTCACGCCAGCCAACTGGGAGAATACCATCTCATTCTACAATGGCTCGGTGTGTAACATCATCTCCCAGGATCGTGCCGGCACCAGCAACTCGATGTCGCTCGACTACATCATCATCGACGAGGCGAAGTTCATCAACTTTGAGCAACTGAAGGATGAGACCTTTCAGGCCAACCGAGGCAACGAGCAGTACTTCCGTAACTTCCCGTTGCACCACGGCATGACCATCACGTCGGATATGCCGGTGACGAAGAAAGGCTCCTGGTTCCTCTCCTATAAGGACGATATGGACAAGGAACTCGTGGAAGCCATCGAGGGACTGGTATATGCCAAGTGGCGTGCCAAGCGACAGCAGAAGGCGATGCCTTCCCAGCGCGAGGCGCTGCAGAGGAAGATAGATCGCATCGACGCAAAGCTCAGCTTTTTGCGGTCGAAGTGCCTTCTCTATAAGGAATACACATCCATCCAGAACCTCGCGCTGCTTGGCGAGGAGTTCATCCGCCGTGCCAAGCGCGACCTTCCACCGCTGACCTTCGCCACATCGATCATGTGCATCCGCATCGAGATAAGTACGGACGGCTTCTATGGTGGCATGCGTGAGGACGTGAACCTTTACACCGCACCGAACGAGGATGTGCTGAACCTCGAGAACCTGGACAATGGCACGATTGTCAATGACTGTCGGCAGGACAGCGACCTCGACCCTCAACTGCCGCTCGTCGTGGCCTTCGATGCCAACGCGAACATCAACTGGATGGTGGTCGGCCAGGTGGGACGCGACGGTAAGCTCAGGGTGCTGAAGTCCTTCTTCGTGAAGTACGAGCGGAAGATCCCCGAGCTGCTCGATGACTTCAATGACTATTATCACTATCACCGTCGTCATCAGGTGGTGTTCTACTACGATGCCACCTTTGTGGGCAACAGCTACGGCACCCATTCCGAGTCTTTCTATCGAATGATCATCACAGGCCTGAGGAAGAAAGGCTGGTCTGTGAAACCTAAGTATATCGGTAAGCCGATGAACCACATCCTGAAGAATGACCTTATCAACCGTATGTTCCGCGGCCGTGCCCGTCACGTCGTGCTCATCAACCGGGACAACAATCCGGATCTGCTCATCTCCATCACTTCGGCAGGAGTGAAGAACGGCCAGAAAGACAAGAGTGGTGAGAAACTCGCGGAGACAGAGGAAGACAAGCTGGAGAGCCGTACCGACGGCTCCGACGCGTTTGACACGCTGTGCATCGGAGTAGAGCGGTTTCCCATTATGCAGTATCGCAGTGTTTCCACCAATAAATATTCTAAATAGCAGCACTTTCTTTTTGCCATATTTTTGGGGCGTTACCGATGATGGTAGCGTCCTTTTTTTTTGTTTCTGCGCCTGCTTGCCCGATGCGTTCTATCATTGTAGAACTTCTGTCCTACTATCATTTGTGTGCCATGAACATCATGTATATTTTTTCAGTTTGCTTTTGTCTCCGGCTCGGTTACAGAGGCATACTGAATGGCATCATGGTTTGTGCCATGCTCGCTGTTACGGTGGCTTCTGTTTAGCTGCTTGTCGTTGCCTCGATGTATGGTCTTAGCCGTCTCCCCTACAACATCTACCTTGATTTAAGGATTGAGTCTGGCTCAGCGAATGCGCTTCAACCATTTGCTTGGTGGGTTCAGCTTGAAAGTTATATTGTGTCATAATGATTTTTTCGGGCATTGTTGAACTTTGAATTTTTCCTTTGCAAAGTTAGCGCAATCCCGGCCCCTGCAAGTGCAAGCCTGCGGTTGTCTCGAAAAAATTTTCAGAAAGTTGGGGCAGGTTTGCCTATTCCAACTTTCCAGGCCAGGGTGAAAATTTTTTCGGCCAACACTTGCATTAAAGGCCTTTCCGATTGCTGCTCCTTTTATGCACGTAAAAATTAATAAAAGTTCAATAATTAAAAAAATTACATCATGACAACAACAACTTTCATACAGCAGAACCTCACCGCAAATGGTTTTACAAAGCGCAATCGCAAGAGCCGCCTCTTCTCTCAGAATCTTTATCAGGTAGATGTAGAAGGTGAGGACGGAGACCATATCACATTCGAGGTAACGGCTGACTCTTATGCAGAAGCCACTGCAACAGCTGAGCGTATGGCAATGGACGTGATGGTCGACATTCAGTATGTCACAGTAACAAGCCTGGATTAATCAAATATGTTTCACTGATAAAAATATACTATTATGAAGTTCACAGCACACAATGAGATTGTAATGGAGAAGTTCGCTTCTATGATCATCGAACGCATCGAGCAGATGCAGGCCAGCGATTGGAAACAAGGCTGGATCGGCCGCACCATCGGCGGTAGCCCCGTAAACATCGAGGGCAACAAGTACCAGGGCTGCAACGTCTTCTGGTTGATGATGGACTGCGCAATGCAGAAATGGGAGTATCCTATCTATTGCACACTGCGCCAAGCCAACCGCCTCGGAGCCCACGTCAACAAAGGCTCTAAGTCCATGCCTGTCATCTATTGGGATTATTCCATCACCACTCCTTCTGGCCAACGTATCACCTACGATGCCTACCGTAAGCTGATGAAGAGCGAGCAGAAACAGTGTAAGGTGTTCCCGTTCCTGAAGAGCTACAACGTCTTCAACGTGGCACAGACCAACATAGAGGAGAAACATCCGGATAAGATCAATGCCCTTAAGGATGGCTTCGGCGTTGAGATTGCCAAGGATTCACAGGGCATGTATTCCAATGCGGCACTGGATGAAATGATTGCCAAGCAGACATGGGTTTGCCCCATTGAAGCCACAAAGGCAGCCGACGGTGCTTTCTACTCACCCACACGTGATGTAGTGATAGTACCCAAAAAGGAGCAGTTTAAGCTCGGCACCACTCCTGAAGAGATATACAAAGACGGACAGGAGTTCTACTCCTCGATGCTTCACGAGATGATACACTCCACCGGCACGCCCGACCGCCTTAATCGCGAGAAAGGCAAGAAGTTCGGCGATACGCTCTATGCCAAAGAGGAACTGGTCGCTGAGCTTGGTGCCGCCAGACTCGGACAGGTCCTCGGGTTTGACAAGCGCATCCTCAATAACAACGCTGCTTACTGTAAAGGATGGATCAATGCCCTGCGTGAGAAGCCTCAGTTCGTACTGTCTCTCATGAGTGATGTGGAGAAGGCAAGCAAGATGATACTGGAGAAGCTCGCATGATGCCAGGCACGGCAGATGAATTCCTCGGGGCCAATTGCTCCGAGGTTTTGCCGTGTGTCCGCGAAGGCACGCCCCCAGTGCTACAGTCTGCCTTCAGCTTACGTTACGTGGACCGCATGGCTGGTTCACTGCACGACGCACCAGGCAGACAGTA